AGCAATGTACAGTCATAATCGATCTGATTTGGCGTCATTCCGTCTATTCTGTTGATTTCATCGGTCACAGAATCACCCTCAGCCTGCCCTGGAAGCACCGGAATATCCAAATAAAACCCCGATATTTGCTTCTTTCTTAGCTCATTTAGCGATATTCGCAGCGTTTGTGTGATATTTGGGCACGTTTCGAGGTCCGAAGTCTCGTATGGCACCACTAAATGCTCCGCCGGTACAAATTTTGACACCGCTCTTCCCATATTTTCGTCAAAATACACCTTTTTAAACGTAGAACCGGCCAAAGGTAGGTAAAAAAGCATCTGATCAAGCTCTGGTGTGTACTCCTCCATTACATTTGTGATGTAATAGTTCATAAATTGACGAACTCGCTGAGATTGTTGCTGTTTATCGCGTGTTTCGGCCCCAACTATGGCTGTTCGCACAGGCCCAGACGCCGGTAAAAGTTCATTAAACGCCTGCGCCTGGAACTGTGTCGCCGCTTCTGCCAACAAAGGGTGTGTAACCCCCGACGATCCTCTAAAAGGTTGTGTTCTTTCTTCATAATTAAACCCTAAAAGCTCCAAACCATTCGCATAGGCGTCTTCCCACTCCTGCCGACTGGCTTTATTCGCGTCAAATTCACCTAAAAGCTCTCCTGCAATGCGTGAAAGCTCCCTATCCGGCATTTCTTCCGCTAAATTTGCGTAAAAATCGTCACTCATGCCCCTTTGATCCATGGGCTCAAAGTCAATTGTCACCCCACCATCGTCCTCGGCGGTGATTTCAATGTCCATATTTTCTGCTTCGCCTTCAAAACCAACTTTAGTTAAAGGCTCCATGCTACCGGGAACCTCTAGCTCCACTTCAGCGTCTAAATCCTCGGGATCAAGTTGTGATGGTATGTTTTTTTCAATAGCCATAGTAACTCCTTTTGGTTACCCTACCATAAACGATTCATAAGCGCCAATACCTTTTGGACCCTTAAACATATCGCGTGCTTGATCCGATAATCCGGCAATACCGCCCTCAGCCATGGGCTCGCCGGTTAAACTTGATTTAATTACTTTGCTTTTATCGGGACGATCAATAAGCATAATGTGACTAATTTCTTGTTGAAAAATGTTACCAAACCGATCTTTAACAACACCCTCAACGTCATTTAAATAAGGTATATTAGTAAAACCATCTTCTGCTAATTTCTTTCTAAAAACTTTTGTAAGCTCTCGTCCTCTTTCCGCCTGAGCACCGACAGGGTATGTAAATCCACCCCCAGACAAATTATCTTCAATAATGTCTCTAAATTTTTCGTCCTTAAAAAATTCATCAAATAAGAAGTTTTCTAATTCTGTTTCGGACCACAATCCCGAGCCATCTATCGAGTTCGGATTTAGAAAAGGCTTACTGGTGTCAATTTTTAAAGGATAGGTTTGTCCCTTTTCTTCTAAAGCCGTGCCTCCCTCGTCAGTTTTACCTGTAACAGAATAAAATCTGTCTCTCGCTGCTTTGTCCGATCCTACATGAATACCAAGAGTATCCGCATATTTTTCAGAGTATCCTTTGTTTCTTGCCTCAGCAACGTCCAGATCAAACTGTTTTATATCAAGCTTTTTAAATTTATCCTGATACCCTGGTATCTTTTCAGGAAAAGTAAAATGATACGCCGTTTCCTCTTTTTTAAAGTTCCGTGGCCCAAGAGGATATAAATCTTCTTGAACATTCGAGGGTAGCATCTTTGGAATAATGCTTGAGGGCATATCAAGGTTTAGATCTTTAAATCCTTGTGTTGTATCTACATTTAAAAAATCATACTCATATTCTGCCCTAGGCTTTTGTTTAATATTAGGGTATGCCTCCGGTCTATAACCTAAAGGAGGGGGACCTTCATAATTTTTTGGTGCCCCGTATGTAGGAGGGTCTAACCCACGATCTTTAAAAACTCTATCAAGTAAGGGGCCATTTCTTTCTGAACGTAAGGGGTCCCCGGCACTAGCTCCAAACTTAATTCTATATGCTGCATCATCAACACCATCAGAAACAGTATGGTGTGTTTTATATTTGATGTTAAATAATTCAATTAAATCTTGTTTATCCATTTTCATTAAATCATCGTAAGATTTGTCCTTCATAAAATTATGAAGGATTTTGTTCATCTCAATGGTTTTAATATCTTGTTCCTTGAGTTCAGCCGCTCTCACGGGTTTTGTAATATTACGATTCGGCCTTATGGAGTTTACAAATATTCTGGAAATATCACTATCTAAAGCCCTTGCTTGTGCCAAAGGTCCGCCTTTAAGAACAGTCTTGGCAACTTTACCTGCTTTTGCCACCGGAAGCACCTCTCCTGCTTCTTTTAAAACAGGGGGAACTAACACAGTCGCCCCCATTCCCGCTAGAACATCGCGCCGTGATACACCCTTCTTAGCCGGTGTCTTTTTAGCAACATCATCCGCTGCGCCTAACAAAAACAATTCCTTTAAAGCATCGACACCTGCCGTAACAGAGGGTTTTATAACATTTCGCAAAGCATACGCCCCGGCAGGCAAGGCTAATATCCCTGTCTCCAAGGCTGACTCGCCATAATCCCCTTCTTTCAAAGCCTGACCGGCACGCTGAAACCCAGTCACAGGATTCATCTCGTAAGCAAACTTAGTAAAAGGTCTTAGCTCAGGCGGTATGTACCGTGTTACATCCTTGCCAAAAATACCAAACCGTTGTTCAGCCATCAGTAGTACGCTCTTACTTGCACGTTGTTGTCATCCTCATCCCAATCGTCCGTTGGTAGCTGCACAAAATTACCTTGACGATACCGCATCAAAGCTTGTGTCATACTATCCACAAGGTCATCATACTCCCCATTTGGAAAAGCTGCAACCTCCTCTATCATCTCATCGGCAAACTTTGTGTCTGGTGCGTACACCATGCCTGCTTCGAAAAGCACCGATACAGAGTGCACGCGGGTCAACTTATCATTTCCTTTACTCGGTGTAAAGTTCACAACAGGTATACCCATGTTCCGTAGTTCCTGGGTCAACGGCAAACCCGTTGCCTTTGCTTCTATTATCACCGTATCCGGCTCCCAGTACTTATACTGCTCCAACGCCACATCCTTCAGCTCAGGAAAATCCCACCGATCCTTCTGACTATCAAGTAGTATCAACGCCGGGGGTCCCCCTGCTTCTTCTGGATAAAACACGCCCCATGTCGTAATCGCGCTATAATCCGATGTCTCGCGTTTCGTGAACGCCGTATCGTAGCTCTGTATCACAAACTCTAGATTCGGCACATTCTCTTTATCCCACTTCTTCCACCAGTCACGCGGAATAATCGCATTCTCTTCACCCGTAGGATTCTGCTGATACTGTGCGTTCCATTTACTGGGCGGAATAGATGCACGAACTGCGGTCAAATCATCGAGGCTCCAGAACTCCGGCCAACAGGGACTGCCATCCTCAAATATCGCCGGTAACTCTACAACTTCCCACTGGTCCGCTAACTCATCTTTTGCCATCGCACGCATCAACTGTCCCGTCATATCTTTCTCGGACCACCGTGTCTGCACCAAAACAATACTACCGCCCGGCTGTAGTCTCTGTCGGGGGCCCCCAGTATACCAGTCCCACGCATCGTCAAAACCCGTATTCGACATCGCCGTTTGCTCCGAGTGCGGATCATCTATAATCACCAAGTCGCCACCACGACCCGCTAAATTCGAACCAACCCCAACCGCATAGTACATACCGCCCGATGTCGTGTCCCAACGACCGGATGCTTTACTGTCCGCCGACAGATTAACAGACGGAAAGATATCCTTATACTCATCACTATCTATAAGGTTCTTGGTCTTACGTCCAAAGTTCACGGCCAACTCCGTGGTGTGCGTCGCCTGAATAATCTTCATCTTAGGATTCTTACCCATCATCCACGCCGGAAACAAAAAGCTTGCAAACTCCGACTTGGTATGTCTCGGGGCCATATTAATTATCAAACGCTTCAGCTCACCGCGTGCCACACGCTCTAACTTCTCGGCAATAATCTTGTGATGCCGCCCTGCAATAAAGTCCGGCCACATATTTTTTACAAAAATTAAAAAGTCCTTCTGACACCTTTCGTGTCGCTCTAACTGCGCTAGTCTTAATTTTAACTTGGCTTCCTGTTCTGAAACATCCATTAGGGGGCCCCTACAATCTTAAAAAACATCTCGTCCCAACGAAACGGTTGCACACAATGAAACTCAGGCTTCATGTCTTTCAACCCGTCCAATTTTAAATCTACCGCATCTTCTGCCTTAAACAAAAACATTTCCGCTCTATCCGCCGGGGTGGGCTGCTTCTTAATCAATATCCAACAAGACGCATGGCGGTGTTTCGTGAGCCACGATACCTGGGACGGACGCAGATCTACTTTGTTCGTTTTCGTAAATTTAAGCTCCACAAAATGAAAACAACCATGGGTATCACAGAGGAGGACGTCTGGGATCCCGGCTCCGACCCAGTTCTCAATTCGTGTTAGCGACAGCTTTCGATTTTGTCTTTGCGCCGCTTCCTTTACTTGTTTGTAAAAGCCGCTCTCCTTCTTCACGGCTATCGTTATCTTCTGGGGTGACGTCGATTGTGACTGGGGCATAACTCTCCTTTATCTCCTTCAATGCTTTCATAACTTCTTCCTTAGACATACTGTCTATGCTCCCGTGTCGTATCTCAGATTTATTAACATATATATCACCCTGCGCCATACCACGGCGAAACTCTGCCTGCACCGCTGCCGAGTAGGCGCCATTTGCGAGAGCCTCGTCCCGTATCTTTTGTAAATCCCTAATATGACGATGAAACGTAATACCATACTTCTCATCCAACGCACGCCGATATTCTTTGATCGCATGAACAACATGAGGCGACACATTCGGGTTCGTCAGTTCATACGCTCGTGTGTGTGCACTCGATACCCCATAGCCTGCGTTCTCCGCAGCTTCTCGCATAGTTATTTGACCATCTTTGCTGACCAATTCACGAACAAAAAGCTCCTGCTTTCGCGTCAATGGTGTGTGAATAGTCGCGGGTTTTCGACCACGAGTCTCATATTTTATCCCCGCTTTTCCTAGTTTTCGTTTCGCCATTCTCGGACCCCGGATAAAAGATTAATAAACAGGCATAATATGCACGCTTTTTAGGCAGTTAACAAGAACCTTTTTTATTGCACAAATAATAGGCAATGTTTCACGTGAAACAATGGTAGAATTTTCTATATAATTATTAGTGAAAAACATGGCCCTAGCTAACGACAGTAAACACCGCCGTCCGTGTGCCATTCCGGCCGCTCCAGGTGACATTTTCTAGATAAAATGACCCGATAAACGGGGGTCCCAGGCATTAAAACTAATAAAAAATAACGCAGCTCCTGGACAAAAGTTTGCGATTCTCGGTCCGCGTTTTTGATTTCCCGGTGCGATTTTTCCCGGTCCGATCTGCCAGGATCGGGGTCGATTTTTCGCGAATTTTGGTCCTGATCTGCCAGGATCGGGGTTCGACCTGGAGCAGCTGCGGCGCGTAGTTCGGCGGCTGCGGTACGTTTGGAGCTGCTCGAGGGCCTCGGCCCTGGGCGTAATTAACTAATAAAAAGTAAAAAAAAGCCGCGTAAAAACGCGGCCAAGTTTAAAAAGTTTTGTAAAGTTTACTTTGCTTTTTTGTTGTAAATCTCGTCTTCGAGTTTGTTATTCCCTGGATAGATCGCGGCGTGTCTTCTCGCAAGCGGTACCGCCTCCGGGTAATATTTATTTAACAATCGAATATTGGAACAGTCCAGGCGGCAGATAGCGCCGTGCAGCTCCTCGATCGCTTTGTCCAGGCGCTGCACTCGAGTGTCTGCGAATCCCTGGTCTATTAAAAGATTCTCAAACCTGGTACGGGTGCGCCCCTCATAATCTGAGAATGTTTCTTTAAAAACTTTCGCCGTGTGGCGTTTAATCATTTCGTCTTTACTTATCATTTTCGTTGCCTCCTTTTAAAACTGTTTCGATCTGTAGACTCTCGATCTTCTTGACAAGTCTCCAGTAAGCCTGTCTGTAACTTTCCATTTCGCCGCGCAGCTGCTGCAACCTGGAATAAAGATCTTCGTTTTCTTTTAAAAGATCTTCGCGGCTCTTTTCTTTGATTGTTTTTAACATTGTTTAAATCTCCTGTTAGTTAGTTAAAAAAAAACCAGGGCGTTAACCCTGGTTTAGTTATCGCATAAACTCGCGTATTAAGTCAATTAGTCTTTTTAAGATCTTGTGGGGTTTTGTAAGTGGACCAAATACGCCTATCTGGTCCCTTGCGCCCCGCGTTCAAGTTAACCAGGGAATATTCGCCGCTCTCGATCTTCTTCCGCGTGATCTCCGTTCCTTCGTTCAAAAAGATCATTCTAAACTTGTTCGAGGTTAACGAAAAATCCCAGTACATTTTATCAAGGTAAGTTTTGCCTTTCGGGTCCTGGTAAGCTATCCGCGTTTCATAACTTTGAAATGTGCGGCTGCCGTCGGGACTGATTATTTCAAATTGATTCTTGCCGCCTCCTACTGATTTAACCCGGGGGACGTCTACAGCTGCTTGAGGCGGCCCCAGTACAACATCGACCGAAACATCATATTTTGATTTGCTCGAGATAGTCGCGCTCTCAAAATCTCCGCTCACTTTTGTTCCTGGGTAAAATTGTTTGTTACTCATTTGTTTAACTCCGTTAGTTAGTTAAGGCATTATTGCCAATTCCTAGTCTAATAATTTATAGGACTATTGCAACCATAAAAAAAGGCCCCGAAAAATCGAGGCCTTTCCTTCGCGTATGTTACCAGGTTTAGGCGGTTACTTTATCCAATAACTGGCCTGCTTTTCTCTCGATCTCGAAACGATTGTCCTGGTGAGGTATGTCTCGAGCTATGT